TTATTGTTGGTCGTTTGGCAAAGGAGTAGAAGTCCATGGGTCTTTAGTAAAAACCCATTTTTGCCAACTATCATTTATTTCGCATCCTGCAATATAAGTTATTCCATATGAATTGCCCCAATAAAGGCCTTTATACTTTGAACTTAAGCAATACCCATCATTTTCAACCGTGCGGATGAGTCTATCCTTTGTCCTAAACCATTGGGCTGCGGTATCAGAGCAATTACTATCAAAGAATGTATCTGTTGAATCCATATTGTAGTTTAAGCAATTACCAGATTTATCCTTGAGGAGTATTTTTGTGCCACGGTCTGAGCCAAATTGCGAATCTCCAGTCGGTTCCAACGCATTCACAACAAGTCTTGCGTCATATCCTTCTTTATATGGTTGAGCCAGAATACATGCATACATCCAGCCGTAATTCTTGCTCGGATTATCAAAAATACATACTGGGCCTCCTCCCCATGAGGAGCTACCTGATTCTCCATCCCATGCAAGAATAGCGACGTTAGCTTGCGGTCCACCATAACTTAAAGTATCTCTTAATCCTAAGGCATCTAGTTCAGTTATCACTTGTAGCGGTGTGTCAGTAGTTATTACAGAGAAATTTTGACTATCTTTGCCATATATAAAGATTCTATCTCCTCGTTCATCGTCGGTGTCACTAACTCCCTCAAATGTGGCAAACTTATCTGACAATTGATAACAACATGTGCCGTTATTATTATAGAATGCTTTATCCTGAGGAATATCACCTGGGATTGGCCCAGGACCATTGTAGTCGGGTATTGCATTGAAAACGCCAATGGCTGTTTTGGCATCATGTGTTAATTTCATTAAGTCGCTGAGTAATCCATCAGGTTGTTTTAAGTTGATCTCAACCATTTTATCTCTTGCAATCCATGCCTGTAATGAATTTTTAATATCCCAACCTTTGTCAGAAAAAACTTGTAGCATATTGGTAGTGTAGATAGCCATTACCATAGGTTGAATTGTGATGTTGTTCTTTTGAAGGTCATTAACGAATTGTTCAGGGAAGGGATATATCGTAGCGTTAAGTTTAAATATCGTGAAGTCAGATGCAGTAAGTCCATTTCCGTAATCTCTCGTATCTTCATTTAGCAACTTGGCAATTGCTATCGCACTTTCTTGGGTCTTAATATCAAAGACAAGTAACGTTGTCATACGTTGGTCAAAATAATAGTCATATACCTCTTTTATAGATGCTACTTTTTCTTCAGTAATTTCACTCCTGTCGGGACTCAATAACTTTAACTTATTGACTGTTTCCCAATTAAGCGTTGATGCTTGAGGATTCGCACCTGAGTTGTTCTCAGGATTGAACTTATCTCCTCCTATTTCGTCATAAACATTGGTTGTTCTACCTAGATTGAAGTCATGCATTAAAAATGGCACGCCATCTTGCGTGGCTTTTACATCTAACTCGACGGCTTCGATGCACGCTCTATCTGCTGATTTCAGTGCAATCAAACTGTTTTCTGGGTTGTCATTACTTCCTTCTTTGGCCCATAGGCCTCGATGTGCGATCACAATGGGCTGGAAAGTACTACCTACAGTTTCCTTTATAGCTTTATTGACAAGATTTGCATTGAAGCAGCCAGCGTGAACAGTATTAACTAAACTGATAATTGTAACGGCTACTACCCATTTCCAAATACATCTAGCCATATTGGTCTCCTTACGCTACGTTTGTCAGATTAACTTGGAGGTGCAGGTTTTCACCTTCAGCTCATGCATCTTCAAGTTAATTTGGTATATGTTCAATTTTCTTGTTTGATATTAAAAACAAACACCATAAAGACGTTACTGATATACTCTGATATGTATTCCTGTTTTGTGACACATGCAATATTTTTAAGTATCTGCCTGCCGTCAAAATAATATGATGTAATACTGAGGGTGGATTTCTACTAACAAAGTTTGTCTATAATGACAATTAGCGAAATAGAGTAATTACTTGATGGTAAGATGATGATATTTAGGTTTTTTATACACTGCCAATCTAACTTGTGATGAAGGCAAAGATAACAAGTTTGGCTCATTTATGTTTGCGATATTTCTTACATGTTTGGACTATATATCAATTAAGGATTAAGAGTTATTAGAGCATTGTTTATCAGAATGATACGATATATGTGGATTCATATGAATGTGTGGCTATGTGGTTTGTAAATGTAATAAGTTAGCGGGGCCATCGGGGTTTCTTTCCTGGTTTTTGTAATTTCATGAGTCGATACTTTAGAAAAATTTGCCACTTACGCTGACGTATAGTGTTGCTCGGTATTTGAGCGTATTATGTCTATGCTGGACTTCGACCACCCGGCAATGTATGACTAAACAGGACCTAGACCATGATTTATTCGCATACCAAAGATCTATCTGCGGTGCGCCCATGCCGCTATTCCTGTATCTCTACCAAGTTCATTCCTCCTGTAGAGGTTGGTGTATTTTCCACCGAGCAAGTTAAGTTATTTCAAAAAGTGGTAAATGTCCGGAACACGGAGTTATTCACGACCACCCATAAAATCGCTCAGCTTAAAGAACTATATATCTGGGCATTCAATTGGATGGTAGAGCAACTGCTTGAGAAGCGAGCGCGGAGCCAAGAACAAGCCCAGTTCCAAACCAGGTCACAGCTCACCCTGGATCTTGTCGGGGAGGGGGAAGCATGGAATTGACCCTACTCAAAATGTCTGGCGGGGTACTGGTTCCATCTACCCCGGCAGATGCTGAGGTGATCCGCTCATTACCCATTGGTTCATCTATTCAGGCTAAAGGGATTGGACGTCGCAACCCGGCTTTCCATCGCCGCTTCTTCGCATTACTCAACCTCACCTTCGATTACTGGGAACCTGCTGGCGGCATGGTCTCTCCAGCAGAGCAGGGGATCTTGAATAGCTTTGTTCGTTACCTCTCACGTCTTCGGGCGACCAGTGTGCTGAACCAGGCAAAGGATGAGTTCCTTGAGCAGTTGGCCAGCCGTCGTGTAGAGCGATATGGACCTCAAGCAGAAAAGTCGTTTGAGGTGATGCGCAAGTGGCTCACTGTCGAAGCTGGTTACTACACCATCGTGATGTTGCCCGACGGAGGTATGAGCAAGGAGGCAAAAAGTATCAGTTTCGCCAAAATGGACCAGGCCGAGTTTGCTGATTTGTATCGGGCTGTCTTCGGGGTCTGCTGGCGCTATGTGCTGAACAAGCAGTTCCGCTCCGAAGAGGAAGCTGAAAACGCCATTGCTCAACTGATGGGGTTTGCCGGATGACACACGAAATCAGTCCGATCCGCTCCGATATCCTGCGCAATGGCGCTCGTGGCCAGTTTTGCAAACTGCAGTTGCCGGGTATCTGTGTTGGCGGTACCGAAACCACAGTGCTGGCCCATTTACCCAGTGCGCCCCATGGCCTGGCTTTGAAAGGGGATGATCTTGTCGCCGCCGAAGCCTGCCGCGCATGTCATGACGCCATCGATGGCCGGCTCCCCTATGAGTGGCACCCAGGTGAACGCGAGGAGGCCATTTATGCTGCGTTGACCCGTCAGCTACACAACTGGGTTGTGCGTGGGCTTATCAGCGTGAAGGGGGCAATGTGATCCGCCTATCTTCCCACGACGCGGCACGCTTATTAGGGAGATGCCCCAAGGCTAAGAAGGTTGCGGACCAGGTGCGAAAGTCACAACAGGTGACCACTTTGCGTAGTAGGGTATTCACCCAGCTGGCAGGCTTTCCAAAGCCCTATACCGAACTGTTATTCCACCCACGCCGCAAGTGGCGTTTCGACTATGCCTGGCCAGAGCACATGATTGCCCTCGAGGTCCACGGCGGGATCTACTCCGGCGGCCGTCATACCCGGGGCAGGGGATTTATTGAAGACCGTTGCAAGATGAACGAAGCCTCTTTGCTCAGTTGGATCGTACTGGAGATCACCCCAGAACACATTGAAAGCGGCCAGCTACGCACCTGGTTGCTCTCTGCATTTAACCTGAAAAAGACCAAACGAGGACCAAGCCATGACTACAGCATTGGAAGTGGTACTTCGCCTGTTCTCACCGAAAGGGGCGTTACATGAGCCATTTACTGGCAATTTCGCTTCCCTGGGGCGTGATGACTATATCGGAGCACTGCAGATAGCGGCCAAGGATAATCCACTAGGGCTACAGTTTTTGATGGCTGATCACCTCATGGATCAGCATGCCACCACCGATTTGTTCGTCCACTTTGCCCACATACTTGGTAACAGCGAGGCAGGAACAATGGCCCTGGCCATCTTGTTGCGGCGTCCATTGCCAGAGCAGCTAGAGCGCTGTGTATCATTCCACCCGTATTACGATAAGGAGCGCCGACGTGCTGCGATCGTTATGGAGAAAGCAAAACGTGCGCACCGTGCAGGGGACGACAACGAATATCAACGTCTGTTGACCGAGCGTAACGAGATCTTGGAGGTCGCTCATGACCGTTGCGTAGAGGAAGTCTACCGAACTGGTCGATGTCCCCATTGCAACGGGACAGGGATCCGGCCTCGTCTCAGGGATGAATGTCCTAAATGCCACGGTATTGGGAGAGTGCTGCCGGACGTAGAGCTCGTTTCACGTCGGTTCGGACGCGACATGAAGCAAGCGCTCGAGGATGCGGTTGATCAGGTGCTCCATCAGGCAGCAGATCTGGCCAAGATTATGGAACAGCAGGTGCGGGATATGAGGGCAGCATAGAGGGTTTCTATCATACACTATGACAAGATTGTGCATGATCTTTGAAACTATAAGTTACAATGGTGTATGTTTAAGTTATTGTAAAATATGGACATTGTGATTTTTTGGCGATCTTTCCTTTCTCCAAAAGAGCAACATTTTGGTTGACGTCGTGGAATCCATTGTCCATGATTCACATGCAAATCAATGCTCATGGATACAACTCCATGAGCCAAAGTAAAAGGGCCCGAAGGCCCTTGGTTAGATGTGGTAGTACTGCGTAGTGATTGCGTTAGGGGGTGGAGCCCCGAGGCCGTCAGTTAAACTATGCGGCATTGCTATCATTACAACTGTCGTAAACAACCAAACTAATGCTGCTCTAATGACTGTGAGAATAGCTAGTTTGCATTCCGAAAAAAGCCACCTTAACCAACTTGGTAAGGTGGTTTTTTCATATTGGCTTGCCTTTCGGCATCGACCAGGTGGTCGTTTCTGCATTGGCATAGGGAACCCCCTTTGTTTGCCTGGTTATGGGCGGTGGTACGCCCAGGACATATCTCTGTGCAGTTCTGTTCTTGGCCATGGTTTTCTCCTAGTGGGGTTGTTGTACGGACACTACAACATGTAGTGTCTATCTGTATTCGAACTACAAGATAGTGAGGTCATACAGCCTTTGCAATGTGTGGATAACTGTCTGGCTGTGGATAAATTGTTGGTGTTGCGACAGGTGTTAGTGAACGCTCACAGTGAGCGGGTTTTCCTTCGTCCGCTTCGTCAAATGCAAGTATCCAGATCGAAGATGGAAAATTTAAATAACTTTTTTTGCTTGCGAAAACGTTGTTTTTTTCGTAGCAGATTTTGTTTTATGCCTTATTACGTAAGGTGTCCGGGGGAAGTGAGTCCATTTTCAGTTAACAGGGACTTTTGTGAATCGAGTCGCGTGATAGAACTTTCACCAAGTTAGAGGTATTGATATCTCCCTTTTTTCAAGCAAAAGCATGGAAACTCTTATGGAGTTGCTTTATCAAGGTGAAAAGTGAAGGTTCGTGTATTTAATATCTCCCCATTTATCCAAACTCATGTCTTCGCTGCGGGGAGATCGTTGATACTCGTCGTGTAGCGTGGGCTTAGCTGTTCTCGCTTCATCATCCATTCCCTGGTATCGCTGCCCCTGGCCGCAAAATACACTCTTCCCATGCGGCCCTGGTTAATCCTGTCGATCACCTGCATGAGTGCGTCACTGCGCGGATCTTGCTGTTCATCGGCGAATAAGTCACCTTGATGAAGGTTGGCAGGGCTGAAGTCAGCCAATATGACGCCCGCTTTTTGGTAGCGCTGATCATCAACCCAGATCCGGGAAAGGAGAGGGGGGATCAAGGCAAGCAGCGCCCGGGTGTCATGGGTGGGGATCGCCAGCTTCGTACTCACTTGATTGCCGTAATATGGTTCCCGATCACTGAATGGACTGGTGCGGATGAACAGGGTGACATGGCGGCAGCACATCCCTTCCGCTCTGAGCTTCTCGGCGGCCCGTTCCATGTAACCGGCCAAGGCTTGATGCATAGGACCAGTCGTTGTGATGCGTTCACCGAAACTCCTGCTGCAGATGATCTGCTGCTTGGCCTGAGCGACCTGTTCCAGGTCAGCGCAGGGGAGCCCTCGTAGCTCCTGAACCGTCCGTTCCACCACAACACCATATCGCTGGCGAATGGCTTTCGGATCTGCAGCGACCAGATCGGCAACGGTCTTGACCCCCTGGTTCTCCAGCTTGGCGCTGAGCCGGCGGCCAATCCCCCACACCTCATCCACTGGGGTGATCGCCATTAACCGAGCGCGTCGAGCTTCATCGCGCAGATCTACCACTCCACCGGTTGCTGGCCACTTCTTCGCTGCGTAGTTAGCAAGCTTGGCCAAGGTCTTGGTGGGGCCAATCCCCACGCCGACAGTGAGGCCGGTCCACTGTTGTACCCGTTCACGCACCTGACGACCATACTCGGCCAAGTCTCCCGCCCAGCTCTCGTTGAGCTCGAGGAAGGCTTCATCAATGCTATAGACCTCAACGGTTGGAGCCATCCCCTCCAGGATAGTCATCACCCTCTGTGACATATCGCCATAGAGGGCATAGTTGGAACTGAACGCGATCCCACCTTGTGCTTCGAATTGCTCGCGGATCTTGAAATAGGGCTCCGCCATCTTGAGACCCATCGCCTTAGCCTCCGGAGATCGGGATACAACGCAGCCGTCATTGTTGGAGAGCACCACGATGGGTCGCCCCTTGAGGTCTGGCCGGAAAAGCCGCTCACAGCTGGCATAGAAGTTGTTCACGTCTACCAGGGCAATTGCATTTGGCATGCTTCACCCCAGCTTGGTTTTGTGAAGTACAAAGGTGACTACTCCGAAGATCTCCAACTCCTGGCCTTCCTGTGGGTAGATGGGGTGGAAATCAGGGTTGCCCGGCAGCAGGGCGGGACAGGGGCGCAATTGCAGTTTCTTGACGGTGAACTCCCCATCCAGGCAAGCCAGCACAATCGCGCCGTGACGGGCCTTAATGGCACGATCGACGATCAGCAAATCACCATCGTTGATACCTTCTTCCACCATGCTGTGCCCGCTGGCTCGCACGTAGAAAGTAGCTGCAGGGTGCTCTACGCAGAGTTGATTGAGGTCGATGGTCTGCTCGACATAGTCCTGGGCCGGAGAAGGGAAGCCACAGACTGCAGGGGACAGAAATAAGGGGATCTCCAAGACAGATGCGTTGGAGTCTGGAACTGCGAACATGATGGTCAACTCTATAGTGCTGTATATAAATACAGTATAGCGTTGCTCTGGCAGAAGATCACTGTGGAACAATTGAAGCTTGTCAGATGCCACATTGGTTAGGGAGGGGTAGAGGCATAGAGACCCGTTGGAGGGTTTGTTGAAGAGGTAAGCGGCAGGGCGCTGTCTATCAGAAACTATCCGGAGTTTTGCAGTGTAGATATGCGCTAGCTAAAAACGGGAATTAAAAAAGCAAGTTCATTGATGAGTATTGACACTCATTGAAAGAGAGTTGGGGTAAATAAAAGTGTGTATTCATCTTCCAAAAGAGATTATAAGAGATACATCAATGGTGATTGCATAAAATTGTTGAAATCAAGATGGCTGATATAAGATAATCAATGAAACGATCACACTAGTATCAGAACCTGTAGACAGCTCCCAACTTTTTGTTAGGAGCCTAACTCTGTGAACAAAAATAACATCTAAAAGAGAGATGACATGAACGAGTTTATCAAAGTATTTCTGAATCAACGTAGCCTGCGTGCTGCCTTGCGTGAGCTGAGTTTTGAACAATTGACTGAAGCCAAGGAAAAGCTTGACCTTATTTTCCAAGAGCGTGAAGAAACCGAGCTGAAAGCCATGCAAGAGCAGGAAGAGCGTCAGGCTAAACTGGCGGAGTTCCAAGCTATGCTGGAGCAAGCTGGTATCGACCCGAGCGAGCTGTTGGGGGCTGGGGAGAGTAAAGGTACCAATGAATCTGCAGCTAAGCGTACTCGTGCCCCACGCCCTGCCAAGTACAAATATACCGAAGATGGTGTAGAGAAAACTTGGACTGGCCAGGGCCGCATGCCCAAGGCAATCGCGCTGGCGGTAGAAGGTGGTGCCTCCCTCGATAGTTTCTTGATTTAAATTTCGATAGTTGAGAAGGCTAAGGAAAACTCCTTGGCCTTTTTGTTTGCGCGTCTGTTGGAAAAACCTGGTATTTTTGTCAATTTATGTACGTCAATTGATGTCATAGCCATATGGGCTGAATGCTTCTAAAACAAACAACCATACGATAGAATGATTTCCATTTGAGGCAATGGAGCTCACATGTCCAAGCATGCAGCCAAGGTCGGCAACATAGGTACTGACCATGATGGCTTTCATCCTACGGCCATAACGGCCGGCTCACCAGACGTCTTCATCGACGGCATTCCTGCCGCGAGGGTCGGTGATCCTCTTGCACCACACGACAAGCCAAACCATCCGCCACATCCTCGTAAGATCGCTTCTGGCTCATCAACGGTGCTTATAAACGGTAAGCCACTAGCCATTACTGGAGGCTCGGTTGACTGTGGTGGCGTGATTATTGGATCAGGAACCGTCATTGTTGGGGATATCGCTCCTCCAGTTGTTAGTTCTCAGGTTAAGAATCTCTTTTTTGATAGAAAGATAACTTTTTCGTCAGCTATTGGATACATCATCGAAGATGACGTTGGAAATGTATTATCTTCCGGACAGTCTGGGTCTGCTTATAGCGGTCTAATAAAAAAATCTGGTGTCATAAAAGCGTTTATTGGTGGTGAAAATGAGTAATTCCAAGGAAGTGGTTGAGAAAATCACCATTGATGGAGAGGGATTTGAATTTGTTACTAGAAAAGGGAAAACCTTTTTAAAAAAAGATGTAGAGTTGACCGACTCCCAAAAAGATGACCCTGAACACATTAAGCTACCTGATATCATTGTAGTTACACGAAAAGATGGGCTGATCCTGTTCGTGTTGCGTGCTCCAGGCGAAGGGTTAAAGTTTGTGACTGCACAAACGCTATATGATAAATATAAATATCAATGGTTTGAGCCACTGGCAGATAACTATCGTGAATTAATATATCTCAATACTAAAGATTATACCAAAGATGCTTATAGGCATTTTACATGGAAGCAGATAGATGAATTTGCTTCAGTTGACCGTATGTCGATATCTTTTGCTAAAGGGATGCCAGGAGACTGGAAAGTATCCAGTCAGGGAGGTAAAGGCTATTTATTGGTCATGGTTGATGGTACTCCATATTGGACCGATGCTGTTGGACAGATCCCGTTTGCTGTAGACACTTATAGAGAATATAGAAGCATTGCTGAAGTGGTGGATACTGGAATTAAGTGGGGGCCGGGAACTCCAACAGGTAGAGTAACTGGTGACTTCGATTACACCAATACGTATGATAACTACTTCGTTCTAAGGGGCGCATTATATGCAGAGGAAAAATATAAATATGTCACGGTTAAAAATGAAACAGGAACATACCCGGCAGCTCGTGTAATCGAGAATGTGACGTCAGTCAACCCAAACAGGTTAGCAGACAAAATAACTAAGACTGAGGCAGCAAAATATGCTTCATGGAAAAAGTAAGTTTATCGGTATGCTTTTGGTTGGCGTATTGTCAGCTTTGTCATTTCTCTTGATTGAGGAGGCCGGGCGAATTATTTACATGAAATTATACACACCAACTTCTGGGGGAAGAGAGCTGTACTATGCGATTTGGTTGTTCAGTATGTACTTAGCCCCAGTGGGTATAATATTGAGCTGCATTTTAAACTTGCGATTGAAATGGATTGTGTTTTTTTTCGCATGTTTTTTATTTTCGGTATTTTATGTATTTAGAGATAATCCACTATGGGCAATGCTATTACTCACATCGTATTTAGCTGCCTTACTAGTCGCCTTTGTTTTGAGGGAAGCTATAAACAAAATGTCATTATTTTATAACCGGCGTCGTTGAGCTTAAGTGTTAGCCCCTGTACTTGTTGAAAGTTCCTCTTAGTAGCGTTAGCATCTACCCAAGATGGCCAGAGTCTCCGTGACCTTGGCCTTTTTCATTCCTGGCCCGCCTTGTGCGGGCTTTGTCGTTTCTGGAGGGGGAAATGAGCAAAGAGGAAGGAATGGCGGCAGTGTGGATGGTTGGCGTCGCAACCGTAAGGTCTGGTCCACCGGTTGTCGTCTCGAGCATGAGTTTGGCGGGTTACTCACTCAACGACTGGGTTCTGGTGGCGACGTTGTTTTGGATCGCGGTGCAGGTCGTGTGGTTCATCTGGTCGAATTGCATCAAGCCACGTCTCCAGAAGAGAGGCTCAAAGTGAATAAGGTCCGCATTGCCATCGCGGCACTTGCGTTGAGCGCGGCGGGCTTTGTGGGGCTATTGAATCGGGAAGGGTATGAACCAGTGGCTTACCCCGACCCAGTCCATGGCACTCGGGTGCCCACCCTTGGGTTTGGGAGTACCGAGGGTGTCAGGATGGGCGACACCATCGACCCGGTGGCTGCCGTCAATAGAAGCCTCCGGGAGATACGGGAGTTTGAGCATGCACTCAAGCAATGTATCAAGGTCCCTCTCCATCAGTATGAATACGATGCCTATGTCGAGCTCTCCCACAACATCGGGCCCGGGGCCTTCTGCCGCTCTACTATCGTGAAACGCCTGAACGTGGGCGACTACCCGGGAGCCTGTGAGGCCATCTTGCTGTTCAAGCGTGCCGGCAATCAAGACTGCTCGGTACCGGGCAATCGGGTATGTGCTGGGCTATGGAAGGACCGGCTACGCCTTCATGCGAAGTGCAAGGGGGAGTGACAATGTTTAGCCCATATAGCGGTATGCTGCCGTTTTTGGCGGGTGCCCTGATTGTCATCGGGTTGGTTGGTGGTGGGACGGTGCTTTATCTGTCCGGGGACGCCAATGGCGAAGAAAGAGAGCGCAAGACCTGGCAAGCGAAGTGGAATGCCGAAGCGGCCAAGCTGGCAACGGCCCGGGTGAGAGCAGAGAGAACGGCTCGGGAAGAAGAGATGCGCCGACAGACTGAAATCAGTGAGGTGAAGAACCATGCACAAGCAAAGATCGCTCAAGCACAAGCTGATGCTGTTGCTGCTGGCCTTGAGTCTGACAAGTTGCGCCAGCAAGCCCGTCGCCTGGCTGCCCGAGCTAGTCAATGCGCCTGTGGTACCTGCGCTACCCAAGGAAGCCCGACAACCCAACAATCTGCCATGGTGCTCGCCGAGCTGCTCAGTCGGGCTGACAAGAGAGCGGGAGAGCTGGCGGCAGCGTATGACCGAGCTCGAGCCACAGGATTGGCCTGTGAGCGAGCCTACGACGCCCTCCGCACCGACACCATAGAACCCCGCCCATAACGGCGGGGTTGTTGTTTGTGGCAACAGGATGGGTAAACACATTGATTGGCAGGTGCTGCAGGCTGCATTTATACAGGAGCATGCCGAAACAGGGATTGCTGCCAAGGCGTGGTGTGCGCAGCGTGGCCTGAACTATCAGTCTGCCCGGCGTTATATCAAACCCCGAACTGCACAGTCAGGTGCGCAATCTGATGTGCGCTGTGCGCAAAAAAGTGCGCAGTTATCGGAACGCAAAATGCGCAATTCTGGCCAAAGTGCGCAATCTGCACAAACCACGAAGTCCTCGACTGACTCAGGCCAAAATGCGGGCAACATCTTGGCCAGTGGGCGAGATAAACATGGGCGTTTTATAAAGGGCCACAGGGAGTCCGTGGGGAATGCCGGTAACCCACACCCACCATCGAACATTAAGCCCGGCATGCAGATGACGAAAACCCATGGTGGTTACGCCAAATTCCTGGATGCCGATGAGCTATTCGATCAAGCCAAAGAGCTGAGGCTACGGGATGAGCTGCTGTTCACTCGAGCGCGAGCATTATCGGTCACCAAAAGCTTGAAGACATTGCAATATGAACTGGCTGCGGCGCAGGAGTTGAGCGACCGCATTGCTCTCTATGACAAGATCCTGAAAGCGGAGCAGGCCCTCGACCGGAACATTCAACGGATTGAATCCATCGAGCGCACCCTGAGTGCCTTGCGCATTGATGAGGTGAGCGCACCGAAGATTGAGGCTGACACCAAGCGGATTGATGCCGCAACTCGCAAATTGGAGGCTGAGGCGGAACGCCTGGAGCAGGATGGTGGCCGTCATGCAACCCCCGTTGGCGACATGCTCGAAGATCTGCAGGAAGCAGGCACTGGTGGGTTGATGCCGTGACCGAATTCATCGATATCTCCACTATGACCGAAGCGGAGCAACTGGCGGCCATCCGCGACAAACTCGGCGATAAGTGGTGGAGGATGAACAACCTCTACATGATCGAGAACGAGCAGGGGGAACTGGTGCGCTTCCGGTTGCGGCCCGCGCAGGAGCTGCTGTTCAGGACCATGTGGTGGCTGAACATCATCCTCAAGGCTCGCCAGCTGGGGTTCTCCACCGCCATCGATATCTACTTGCTGGATGAGGCGCTGTTCAACAAGAACCTAAAGTGCGGGATCATTGCCCATGACCTGACTGCCGCCGGAGAGATTTATCGTACCAAGATTGAAATCCCGTTCGATAACCTGCCCAGCTGGCTCAAAACCCAATTCAAGGTAGTGACCCGACGCGGCGGGGCGAATGGCGGCTATATCCTTTTCCGACACGGCTCAAGCATTCAAGTGGCCACGTCCTTCCGTTCTGGCACGGTCCAGCGCCTGCATGTCTCCGAGCACGGGAAAATCTGTGCCAAATACCCGGAGAAGGCCAAAGAATTGCGTACCGGTACCCTGCAGGCCATTCACCCGGGCGCTGTGGCATTCATCGAATCAACGGCCGAGGGCGTGGGTGGCGACTTCCATGCCTTGAGCATGCGAGCCCTCGAACTGGCCAAGGTTGGCGGTGCGCTGACTCACTTGGACTGGAAGTTCCACTTCTTCGCCTGGTGGCAGGACCCCAAGTATCGCACCGATGTGTCGGCCAACGGCATCACCATGAGCAAGGCCCAGGCAGCGTATTTCGATGCGGTAGAGCAGGCCATAGGTTGCACCATCTCGCCAGAGCAGCGCCAGTGGTATGTGCTGAAAGAAGTGAGCTTGGGCGACGAGATGAAACAGGAGTTTCCGAGCACCCCGCTGGAAGCATTCCTGACATCTGGCCGTCGGGTGTTTGCACCAGCAGCGACGATGCGCGCAGAGGGCGCGTGCAGGGCACCAGAGCTGGTCTATGACATAGATCCAGTGACCGGCAATCGTGAGCGGGCTAACTCTCCCGAGACGTTGGACGAACAAGGGCAGCGCACACTGATGAATATGCTCCTGGTGTGGGAACTACCCGACCAGGAAGAGGACTATGCCATTGGTGTCGATATCGCCGAGGGGCTGGAGCATGGCGACCGCAGCTCATTCGATGTGGTGAAACGCTCCAACGGAGAGCAGGTGGCACATTGGTTCGGATATCTCGACCCGGGGTTGCTGGCCATGCTGGCCAGCCATATCGGGCACTGGTATGGCTCCAAAGCGTATGGTCCTGCCTTCGTCGGTCCGGAACGTAACAACCACGGTCATGCGTTCCTGCTACGGCTACGAGACATCTACCCCACTCGGCGCATCTATGCCCAGGAGTACATCGATAGGGAAAGTGACGACGAGACGGACCGCATCGGTTGGCTTACGACGGCACAGAGCAAACCTATCATCGTTGACGGTCTCAAGGCCCTGCTGCGCTCCGGACAATCGGGGATCCGCTGGATAGGAACCGTCCATGAAGCGGCCTGCTTTGTCTACGACAAGCGGGGCCGGATGAATGCTCAGGACGGCTGCTTCGATGACCAGTTGATGAGCTACATGATTTCCCAAGAGATGCGGGCTCGTATGCCTGCACGCATCGTCAGAGACAACTCTCCACGCCAACAAACTCACTGGATGGCCCACTGATGAATGACATGACGACCAGGTCGCCGGTAAAGGGGCGACTCGATACGGCACGCCTGTTGGCGTTGATGAGCGATATCCAGGGCCAGCCCGACTGGCGTTCGTTCGCCAACTTGTGCTGCGCCTACTACGACAATGACCAACTTCCGCCCAGCGTAAAACAGGTACTCAAAGAACGCGGCCAACCCAACACTATTCACAACCTGATTGCACCAACGGTGGACGGGGTACTGGGTATGGAGGCCAAAACCCGCACCGATCTGATGGTCGTCGCCGATGATATCGAGGAGGAGTATGAGCTGCTGGCCGAGGCGGTGAACGCGGAGTTTGCCGATATGACTCGCCTGGGAGGATGTGACCGAGCTTGTGGAGAGGCCTACGCCAGCCAAATCAAGACAGGGATAGGTTGGGTTGAGGTGCGGCGAAACACGGACTTTTTCGGTCCACGTTTCCGGTTTGGTTTCGTACACCGGGATGAAGTGTTCTGGGACTGGCACTACAGGGAACTAGATCTATCAGACTGCCGCTGGTTGATGCGTCGCCGCTGGCTGGATCTCGACGAGGCTTGCACCATGTTCCCAAGTAAAGCGGAAGTGCTACGTTGTAGCGTCGGAGAAACCTGGCATGGCGTGGTGAGCCTGGCCGCGATAGAAGGCATGGATGCGAGTACGCAAAGTGCGTTTGACGAGTGGCAGCAGTTTGATGCCCGACAGGTAGAGTGGTGTAGCATCGACCGCAAGCGCTTGCTGCTGCAGGTTGTTTACTATCGCACCTACATTATTCGACGTGTGCTATTGCTCGAGACCGGGCGAGCGATTGAGTTTGATGAGCACAACGAATTGCATATGGCGGCCATTCGGTTGGGCCGAGGTGTCGTGGAACGCCAGCCAGTGGCGACCATTCGTGAGGCCTGGTTTGCCGGCCCCCATGCTCTGGTCGATCGTCCCTGCAGCGCACCACACAACATGTATCCCCTGGTGCCTTTCTGGGGATATCGCAAAGATCGTAGCCGCGAGCCGTATGGGCTGATAGCCAGAGCCATTCCTGCCCAGGATGAAGTGAACTTGCGTCGCATCAAGCTCACCTGGTTGCTGCAGGCGAAACGGGTGATCATGGACAAAGACGCTACCGACATGAGCCGTGTGCAAGTCCTGGAGGAGGTGGAGCGCGCTGATGGCCTGATTGAGCTCAACCCAGACCGCAAGAACAAGCAAACCATCTCTGATGTATTTCGGGTGGAGCAGGACTTCAATGTTGCCGCCCAGCAGTTCCAGGTGATGCAGGACAGCGTACAACTCATTCAGGATACCATGGGAGTCTATGCCGCTTATCTGGGGCAGGGCACAACAGGCCAGTCTGGTGTGGCCATTGCCAATCTGGTCGAGCAGGGCGCTACAACGCTGTCCGAAATCAACGACAACTACCGCTTCGGTCGGCAGATGGTGGGTCAGCTTGCCCTGGGTTACCTGATGGAAGAGCTGACCAAGCACCGGAATGTGAAAGTAGCCATCAACCGTGAGGACAAGGGCAACCGCAAGACCATCGTACTAAACGTGCCTGCAGGGGAGGGACTGACCAATGATGTCTCTCGCTTGCGTGCCCACATTGCCCTGGCGCCTATCCAGCAGACGCCTGCCTACAAACAACAACTGGCCGAACGGATGATGGAGGTGATGATCCGACTCCCCCCGGAAGCGCAAGTTGCCTGTTTTGACATGCTGGTTGAACTGATGGATGTGCCAAACAAACATGAATTTGCCGATCGGGTACGCAATGCCATGGGGATTGCCAAACCGGCAGAGCAGATGACGCCCGAGGAACAACAGGCCGCGCAGCTGTTGGCGCAGGAGCAACAGCTTCAACAAGCGCTGGCCATGCGGGAGGCGGTTGCCAAGGTGACCGAGATTGAGGCCCGTGCCGCCAAGTGGCAAAACGAAGCCCTGCGTCTGCAGAAGCTTATTGACTCGATGCGCTTTGATGACGCCCTCAAGCAGGCCAACACCGGGAGGGTGTTACAGGAGATGGCATTAATGCAACAAGAGGAAGAGCAGCTTTCAACCGAGCGTGCGGTGCTGCAGGCTCAGCTTGAACAGACTATTCAGCAACAAATCGATGATATTAAAATTTGATGTTGTTGATTTTTTGAGCTATGAGCATTAGCCTTCTTCTGGCGTTATTCGACTTGCCCTGTTTGGGCGTTTGAATGCTATCAGTAGCGTGTGATATCGATCGAATAACCGCCATGGCGCCCCAAATGAAAACCGTTTGGCTCGTATAGTGACACTTGTTCTTTTAGCCCGCTTCTTGGAGTGGGCTTTTTTGTATCCGGCTCAGCTGGAGAGTTTTACAAAGCGAGACCGACGCGATCCCGCTCTAGGGTTGTTGCATTTATCGCCAGCTAGCGTTAGGATTTTCCCATAATCGCCCAATCTCTTCAGGTTGGGCGTTTTCATTTCAAAACCCGGCTACCCTGCCGGGTTTTTGCTTGGTGCGAAACATGACTGATACCGGCTAGCGTCCTGAGCGATAGAAGAAAGAACTTTGCCCGCCTTGTGCGGGCTTTTTTGTACCCGGCCTCAGCCGGAGAGCGCTTTCACGCAGAGCATTCTCCCGCTTGGGCAGCGATACCACCCACAAACACCACGAGGACAGCAATGGATACCATCGACTTTGACAATCTGACTGGCGCCGAATCACTTGAAGAGCTTGAAGCCGCCCTGAACGCTCTGGAAGACGAAGAAGAGCACGTAGAGCAGCAAGAGCAAGTTGAGCAACCCAGCACCGATGAAAAGGGCGAACAGACCGCGCCGCCGGCGGCCGAGGAGCAGGGTCAGGATAAGGTGAACCAAGATGACCAGCAGAGTGATGAGCTGGAAACCGACAAGGTCATTCTATCTAAAGATGGCAAACATCAGATCCCTTACGACGTGCTCGAGGCCGAGCGTGCACAACGGCAGGCGTTGGCCGCCGAGAATGCACAACTCAAGACCGAGGTCGTTGAGAGGGAGCGGCTGCAAGCTTTGCTGGATAAGCACGGTATCAATCCCGATACCGACCCGGATGCGCTCAATCTCGAGGACATCGAGCAACTGGCCCAGGACTATCCCGAGATCGGGAAAGTCCTGACCGGTATTGCCAAGCGTCTCGATAAGTTGACCCAACCCACTTACCAGCAACATGAGCAGCCGCTGGTCAACGCTATCCCTGACGATGTTCAGACTGCACTGCAGGCGGTACCTGAACTCGCAACCTGGATGGAGCATGATCAGGATCGCGCCACCTTTGCCGTGTCGGTCGATGAACGGCTGAAAGCTGATCCCATGTGGAAAAACAAACCCCTGACGGAACGTTTTGCGGAAGTGACCAAACGTACCAAGGCTGCTTTTGGCGACATGGTGGAGCCGCCAGCTCCTCCCGCCAGTGAACCGGCCCCAGATACGCTTGTGGAGCAAGACCACATTCCGTCCAGTCCGTCAGATCTCGGTCAGTCCGTGCAGCATGAAAGCACACTCGAAAAGTATGGCGCTATGAGCCAAGAGCAATTGATGGCAGAAATGTCCAACATGAGTGCAGCTCAAATCGAGGAGCTACTCGCGGAACATGACCTGTAACAACACCACATCCACTCAATTCAACCCCGGCCCCGAGCCGGGGTTTTTGTTTGGTAGGAGAGGATCATGACCCAAGTGACCCAGGCGCAAGCCAACAAAATTATGCAGGTAGCCCTCTTTACCGAGGCCAACCGCGCCCACTCCCTTGTCAATATGCTGACCGAGCCAGCCCCCAAGGGGGTGAAGATCAACGGTGGCAAACAAACCAGTCACGGCGCCCCCGTAGTACGTGTGACCGACCTGACCAAGCAGGCTGGCACAGAAGTAGACATGCAGATCTTCCATCAACTGTCCCGTCGTCCGACTATGGGCGATAAGAAAATTGCTGGTCGCCTGGAGAACCTCTCCCAAGCGGACTTCGGACTCATCATTAATCAGACCCGTCATGGTGTGGATGCCGGCGGAAAGATGAGTCAGAAACGTACCAAGCATGACCTTCGCCAAGTTGCGCGCACCTTGCTGACGGATGGTTATTACGGCCGTTTGACCGATCAGCGAGGCATGATCCAGCTGGCTGGTGCCCGCGGCGACTACATTGCTGACGACATTATTGTCCCGCTGGTCTCAGATCCTGAGTTCAATGAGATCATGATCAACCCAATCACAGCACCAACCTATGAGCGCCACTTCTTCGGGGGGGATGCCACCACTTTCGAGGCGATCGATGAAGCGGATCGCTTCAATCTGGGCTGTGTGGACAACATGGCGTTGTTCCTGGCCGAGATGGCTAACCCGATCCAGCCCATTCGTATGGCCTCTGATCCCTCTGGTGGAGAGCCTCTCTACTTGCTCTATGTGACACCTCGCCAATGGCATGATTTCTACACCTCCAGTACAGGTAAGGACTGGCAAGCGATGCTGGCAGCGGTGACAGAGCGAAGCAAAGGATGGAACCATCCCATATTCCGGGGTGAGGGAGCGATGTGGCGCAAGCTCTTGGTCAAGCCATATGAAGGAATGCCGATCCGCTTTAACCAGGGAAGCAACGTCAAGGTATGCACCGCTAACTCAGAAATAGGCATCGCCGCAGAGAGCACGGCTAAAACCACCATCGACCGCGCCATCCTCCTTGGTGGTCAAGCACTTGCCAATGCCTTTGGCTCAGGTGAGCAAGGCGGCGCCTTCGGTATGCACGAGGAAAAAACGGACCATGGCAACGCAACCGAGCTCTCGATCCACTGGATTAGTGGCTTGCAAAAGATCCGTTTCAAACAGAAGAACGGCAATGTGCAGGACCACGGTTGCATGGTGCTCGACACGGCAGTGAGCCCGGTAGTCCGCTAACAACCAATCCTTCGTTATGACAGAAAGAGGGCACTCTCATGGCAACAAACAGCCTACGCCGCTGGTTCAACGGCACGTTCGGCAACCTCTCAACCTCTCCGTCGCTGATGGTCACCCTTACAGCGCTGCCAGCAGAAGCGGTAGTTATGTTTGATGAACCGGTAGAGCCAAACATCAAGGTGATAGGGGTTTCCCTTATCACCACGGCACTTGGTGCCAACACCAAGCTGACGGTGAAAGTGGGCGGAACCATTATCATCAATGCGCTTAACTCCGCTGCAGCAATTTACAGCATCATCCCGGTGGATGATGTGATGACTCAGGAAAGAGAGGGTATCTCGCTAACCATCAGTGGCGGTGCTGCGACAGGTACAGTGAAGCTCAAGTTGCTCTATGAGGTGGTGGGCAATTTGTAAGGTTGTCTCAGCCACAAGGCCCGGCACAAGCCGGGCTTTTCTTTTGCCTGACAGGAGATAAAGCTGTGAGCGATAAGATCGCAATTGTCTATATCGGCGATAAGCCGATGAAAAAAGACACCGTCACTGGTTCCCACTTGGTATTCCCTCGTCATGAGCTGGTGGATGTAGAGAGCCACATTGCCATGCAACTTTTGGCGTTTCCGACTGTGTGGCGTCGAGGTGAGGAACGGGAGGACGTACTGGCCGCGCAAGCGGCTTCTGCAAAGGCCGCAGCCGAAGAGGCCGTGCGTGCCCATGAAGATGCTTTACGAATGGCAGCCGAGCAAAGCATGGTTGTCGTCCATCTGGGGCTGGATCTGGCCAAAATGACATCGGCGCAATTGGCGACGGTGGCAGAGAAGTACCTACTCGACATGAAACAGGGCTCCAATGAGCGTGTGGATGAGTTTCGTGTTCGAGTCCGCGATGCCCTGCGCGCGCAACAGGGTGGTGAGTAATGAGGGCTGTGCTGGACAACCGGTTGGTGGATCCTGCACCGCTAATCTCGTTGGTTCGTCAGCGGGTATCCGGTCCGCTGGACAGCATCATTCGCCAGGCACTTATCCGTACCGCAATCGACTTTTGCAAGCGAAGCGCCTTGATCCACCTGGAGCGACGCTTTGATCAGGTGCTGGAGGGGCAGACGGTGAGTTTTGCCAAGGCCTGCAGCATCAACCGTCAGGCTCGTCAGTCTGCTCATGAACCGCAAGTTACTGGTGCGGTGATCCATCGTATTACCGCAGGAGAGCAGCTCCTGACGGCTGGCGAGCACTATCATGTTCAATCGGCTGAATCGATCAGGTTTCTGGTATCCCTTCAGGACATCTGCATTGTCGGTGCGATCGAATCCCTGCCAACGGCGACGTTGATCCCGGCGGCATTGGTTGAGGATTATGCCGAGGCTATCGCTGATGGGACGGCTGCGATATTGCAGTGCCAGCCTGGCAAACCATGGACCAACCTCGAACTTGCCCAACTCAACCAGTTAAGGTTTAACGAGGCGGTCAGAGAGGCCTTCCGCTTTCGACTCGAACAAACCGCGAATGCCAGGCCGCTCAACCCTTCACATCGGCGCAGGACCTTTTACTGAGGTGAGAGTGTGAGCACGATCAAATCACTGCTGGAACGTGTCTCAATCGAACTGACTGACAAGGAACGAGTGAGTTGGCCCCTGGACGCATTGCTGAGTTACTACAACAGTGCCATTGCGGCAATCGCCAACTATCGCCCTGATATTTTTGCCCAAACGCTCACCTTCATCTGTGTGGCGGGGACTCGCCAGCCCATTCCCGCTGGCGGTATCAAGCTGATAGAGGTAGAGCGCAACACGGGTGGGCGCAAGATCCGCTTTTTTGAGCGAGGGGTTCTGGATGACCTGGATCCCGAGTGGATGATGGGGGTGGGGGCCAGTGAAGCAGAAGCCTACTTATATGAGCCCACCAACCCACGGACCTTCTGGCTTTATCCCGGCGTGGCGGCGGGTGTGAAAATTGATCTCGTGCTGAGTATTTTACCGCCTCCTGTCACGCTCACTGAACACGATACCGGCAAGCCACTGCAGGTAGATGACACCTTCCTGACGCCATGCATGGACTGGATCATCTATCGCGCCTATATGCGTGACTCCGAACAAACGGCTAATTCTGTCCGAAGCCAGCTACACCTCAAGGCGTTTGCCGAGTATCTCGGTATCAAAATCGAGACCGACGGCACACTGGTATCCATTCGAGATAAAAAATTTCAGACCAACCAGGGGTAACTCATGATCCAGATGAACGGTGTGATCGCCGACCCGACTGGTAAACCAGTGCCCGGGGCGCTTATTGAGTTGCGAGCACTCAACACCACCAATGAAGTGCTGATGGGCTCAGTGCTGACCTTCAAATGCGATCCCACTGGCGAATACCGTTTCCAACTCGCCATCGGTACCTACGATGTTTATAGCCAGAATGACCTGTGTGGTGACATGGATTATTTAGGCATTGGTAGCGTGACGGCACAAAGTCATGAAGGTCCGTTGAACAGTATCCTGGTTGATAACGGTATTAACTTGACGCCTCCGCTGCTTGAAAAGGCGATTGAGGCGATGAACCGAGCCGAATCGGCTGCAAACAGTGCAGCGAGTGATAAGCAGCAAACGGGTAAAGATGTGATTGCGACTGGGCTCGCGAGTCGTACTGCGACTGAACAGGCGACGGCAGCTGCGTCATCTGCTTTGAACGCAGGCAATGCTGAAAAGGGGGTAACAGAGAAAGCGACGACAATAGATCAACACGCTAAAGAAGTCGCTGATCATGCAACTCGGATTGCTGCACAGTCGGCAGAAGTAACAAAATCCGCGACGGATGTTGCTCAACAATCCACGTCTGTCGCCAGTGCCCTGTCATCCGTTAAAGAAATGCACGATGTGGTGGTTGCGAAAACGGCTCAATCCCGGGCCGCAGCAGATACTGCCAGTGAAAAAGCCAGTCAAACGGCGCAAGACCAAGCTCATGCTGGTAACAGTGCGCAACGTGCGAGTTCGGCAGAGGGGATGGCTGAAGCATGGGCTCAGACGCCCGAAAATAGCGATGTCAAAGGGCGTCCCGGTGAGTTTTCGGCGCTGCACTGGGCGCTGCAGGCACAAAAATGGGCCAAGGCCATCACCTCGCAGCTGGTGTGGTTGGGCGGCTGGAATGCGGCTGCCGGCGCACCGCCGGCCCCGCTGGCTAATCAGGGGATCCCATTTTATCGGATATCCCATGACGGTGTGATCGGTGCGGTGAGTTACCTGGCTGGCGATTACCTGCACTGGGACCCGGCGACGGCCAGCTGGTTCAAGATTGATGGTACCGATGCGGTGGTGTCGGTCAACGGCATGAATGGGGCGGTGGTGCTTGGTGCGGTGGATGTCGGGGCCAGACCCGCCAGCTGGGCTCCGGGGTGGGAAGAGATCACGAACAAACCAGTGACGATGCCCCCCTCTGAACACAGTCATCCCTGGTCTCAACTGTCTGAAGTGCCTTCCTATGCGTCCCGTTGGCCTGCTTGGGGTGAGGTAACTGACAAACCTGATCTGGCTGCGGCGAACCATACCCATGCTTACATGGCGGATGGTGGCCATTATGGCACTGTCACCTTGAGCAACTGGATTCGGACCACTGGCCAAACCGGCTGGTTTAACGCCAGTTACGGCGGCGGCATTCACATGACGGATACGGCGTGGGTGCGCACGTACAACGGCAAGAAGTTCTATGTTGCCAACACGGAGGAGAACGCCATCGCTACCGCTGGCGGCATCTATGTTGAGGGCAACGGGAGCTTTGCTGATGTCTACATCCGCTCAGATCTTCGTCTCAAGCAAAATTTAGAACCGATCACCGGTGCCCTGGACAAGGTCAAGTTGATCACAGGGCAGCTCTATGACAAGGCAGGGAAGCGGGAGGCAGGTTTGATCGCCCAGGACGTGATGGTGGTTCAACCTGAATCTGTTTATCTCAATGAGGATGGCTATCTGTCCCTGGCGTATGCAGGGGTCATCGCGCTGATTCTTGAGGCCATCAAGGAGCTGGACAGAAAAGTGGAAGCGCTTCATGGCCGTCCCCAATAAACCCTTCTGGTTATCCCAAGCCAACAGCGAATTTGAAGGCAATGGGTGGGCTTCCAACATCCTCAAAAAAGCCTACTTGCCAACGCCCGGGCTTGTCGGAGACCTTGCTGGCAAATCCGCATTTGTCTCAATTATCGGGGAACCTGGCAGCCCTATTGGAGAAAATGAGGATGGGATGCTTTATTTCTGGCGTTCAGCTAATGACATCTGGGCCGGTGGAACAGGTATCTCCGATATTCAGATCACTAGAGGCATGTGCCAGATCAGGATCCGTTACACAGGGGGAGGTGATGACGGGACGATGATTTTTTCCGGGGCAGAGAGCAACGTCGCATTTAGTCCAGATGAAACAAAACGAGGCGTCGGATGTCTTGCCCCGGATTTACCTGGGGATAAGGCCATTACAGTAGCCATAGACTTCATTTCAAAAGAGACCGTGGTTGAAACGATGTTCGTTACTGTTAAAAGTTTCCGTGCTTCTTGAGGCGCTATATGAACAACAGTGTATCCCGATACCTCTTTCGCGTGATGGTCGCCATAGATCAGCTTGGTAATACCTTGTTGGGAGGCCGGCCTGACGAAACCCTCTCTGGCAATGTAGGTTACAACGCTAAACAGGGTAAAGCATGGGCGTTAAGGCTAGAGAAAGTCATCAACTTCATCATGCGGAACCCTACACACTGCCGGGACTGCATTGAATACGACGAGCGCAAAGTCCCGCTGCGTAATGCCTGGTGAACTTGCTCGCCATTAACAACCATTAGTTTGATATCACGGTCACTTGGCCCTGTGCTATCGAGCGGATTTTTCATCTCAGAGTTCAGAGAAGAAGCCTCATGCCACTGATCGACATCGTGACCATGCGCGGTATGGTGCCGCGTGTGGCAGATCATCTATTGCCAGACGAGGCGGCCATCCTGGCACAGGATTGTCATTTTGATCGTGGGGTCGTGGCGCCGTTGATGGGTGACAAGCCAGTTGGTATGACGCTGCCGATGGTTCCCGTGACGCTGTTTCACTATTACGGGGAGCACTGGTTTACCTGGGATAAGCTGGTGGAAGTAATGCGATCGCCTATCGCACAGGATCAGTACAACCGGGTTTACTTTACCGACAGTGACTTCCCCAAGCTGACCTATGACACGATTGCCACCGGTGGCAGCACCAAGCCAACTTCATGGTATCGCCTCGGTGTGCCTGCGCCGGCTACCCCTCCCAATATGCAGTCCATTACCCCTCCGTCTGAAGCGAAGGATGATGATCCTACGGATGACGAGACTCGGTTCTATGTCGAAACCTATGTGACCGCAGTGGGCGAAGAGGGGGCGCCAGGTCCAGCCAGCGGCAAGATCACCATCACTGTTCCTGGCTCGACAGTCGTCGTTGCGCTTTCTCCCGTTCCGACCAACAACAGCAATATCACTCGGCGACGCCTTTACCGCTCTGTGGCGGGGGGCGGGATAGCGGATTTCCTGCTGGCTGCGGATCTTCCCATTGCGACTGTGACCCACAGTGATAGCAAGAAAGAAGAGGAGCTGGGCCCCCCGCTCGAGACCTTTGATTACGCCATGCCGCCTAATGCCATGCGGGGAATTTGTCAGATGGCTAATGGGATCTGCGCTGGGTTTCTCGACAATGCGGTGCTGTTTTCAGAACCCTTCTTACCCTATGCCTGGCCGGATAAGTACAAGCTGACGACTGAGCATGACATTGTGGCGATAGCAGCTATCGACACGGCTCTGGTGGTGGGAACCAAGGGTTACCCCTATCTGTTTCAAGGGGTGTCACCGTCTGCCATCACGGGTCAGAAGCTATCGTCGCTGCAGCAAGCATGTATCAATGCGCGGTCCATGGTGGCGCTGGATGGCCTGGTGCTTTATGCCTCCCCGGATGGGTTGGTTGGGGTTGGGGCCGATGGGGGGCATTTGGTGACCGAGAAGATGATCACCCGCTCGCAGTGGCAAGCGTTGGGGCCTGACAGCTTGAGAGCCTGGTACAGCGAAGGGAAGTATGTTGCCCTGACCGATACCCATGGGTTTGTGTTCGACCCCAAATCAGGAGATCTACGCTGGCTCTCTGGTCGCTGGGATGCGGCCGTGTCGGATATGCAGCGCGATGCGTTGATACTGGCCAAGGGCAATCAGGTGTTCCAGTGGCATGCGGAGGTGACGCCACTTTCCCTACGTTGGCGCTCCAAGGTATTTATTCTGCCACCTGGGGTACGTCTGGCAGCCGCTCACCTGATGGGAGAGCAATTGGCCCTGGTCGGCTTTGTGCTCTTGGTGGATGGCGTGAAGGTGTTTGAGCTGGCGCCTGGCAGCGTGCCTGCGACGGCATTCAGGTTACCCCCCGTACGGGGCCGACGGTGGCAAATTGAGGTATACGGAACCGCGTCGGTCGAACGGATCACCCTGGGTGGGAGTATTGCGGAGGTATCCGCATCATGAAGAAGCCGACGTTTCGTGCCAGTAATACCCCACTGGGGTTGACTGAAAACATGCAGATCCTGACCGGCCAGAAGGGAGATCGCCTTGATAAGGCGCTGACGCTACGAGACGCCGCCGCCTTTGGCATACTCAATCTACGCCGCTCGAGCAGTGGCGTGATTGAGCCGGAGTTACCAACGGTTCCACCGACGGATCCCGAGTGGTCAGGTGTTCAGCCGCCCGTCTCGCCGACGAATGTCACCGCAACAGGGGCATTTCACACCGTTACGTTGACGTGGGATATCCCCGCCTACCGAGGGCACGCTTACGCCGAAATATTGCGGGCAGAAGTGGATAACCCTGCCAATGCGATAGCTGTCGGCACTACGCTGACCAATGTCTACGCTGACACGGTGGGGAAAGGGTTTGAGGCCTTTTACTGGGTCCGATTCATCAACAAGAATGGCCTGGCCGGCCCCTTGAGCAGCACTGCTGGCTTAAAGACAAGCACCAGCCCAGACGTGGATGAGATCATTGCTTCTGCCTCACGTTTTGCCATCTATAACCCGGCGAAGCCTGCCGAGAAAGAGATCATCTTCGGGGTCACCGATGAGGGAAAGGTGGCCATTCGTGAAGCCGTGATCAAGGCTGCGACCATTCAGATCATCCATTCCGAGAAAATTACAGCCGACTCTATCAAGGCGGGGGTGAGCATCAGCGCACCGCTCATTACAGGCGGGCAGTTTGATATGGGTAACGCCTTTATGGCGGGAGGGTCAGCAGGGTTTGGCAAAGGAGGACCCTATTCCGGCTGGGGGGCAGGCTGGAATACCATCATCTATGCCGATGGAAATATCTACAGCAATCGGCTCCAGGCTGAAGGGGGATACCTTAAGAACATGACAGTCGGTAACTGCACGGTGGAAGAAGACTGTGTTGTGAAGGGCGTGACCTATGCGGATAAAATCATCGGAGGTATCGCTCAGGCAGTTACCAAACCCTGTAACCAATACAGGTTTGATAGTCCAATTAACGAACAAACGGTCACGTTAGCCACGTTCAATATTAGTGAACCCAGTATTCGCCCTGCAGATATCTTGTTTATTGACGGGGTTGTGCCCGTATTTGTGCAAGAAGGTCTACCGATACACCCAAACCAGCCCAGCGGTTCCTACGCCAGGTTTGGTTACAGGTTGAATAATGGTGATATCAGCTATTTTGAGTTTGGCGTCAGAAATTTTTCCGTCACGCTTCCCGCCAATTTCACTGGCAGTATTGAGCTAATTTTGACCTTCTTTCTTGCTAACAGCGGGGCATTTTCTACTGTCGTTATCCCTGGTTTTAACAAGGTACCTAACCCCGTAAACTGGCCAATCATCGCTTTGATCATGTATCGCATTGGTAATTTGACATGACACCACTGCATCGAATTGCTGAGGATATAGGGACTCCCGATTTAACGAGTGAAGTACAAGACGCTATCCGTAACAGGGTGGCGTTTTTGTTTGTGCGTGGAGTAGACGGCTTTGTGCTCAAACCGTTGGTTGAGGAGGGCGTCACAGGGGTATTGGTCTGGGTGGGCTGGGGGGAAGGGGGCGCGCCGAAGCGGCACTTGCCGGAGGTAAAGCGACTGGCCCGTTTGATTGGGGCACGTTGGTTACGCTTCCACTCTCGCCGTCGTGGTTGGCTTCGGGTTGCGCCCAAAATGGGATGGGTTCGTCAGCCTGACGATACCGAGGGCTTATTGGTATTTCAGCTGGATTTGTGAGGCAGTGAAATGGGCAAAGGTGGTTCCAATGAAGTGAAGGAAACCGAGGCGCAGAAAGCCCTGGCTGAGGTCGCCATGAATCAATGGAACCTCTACAAGGGGGATCTGCAGCAGTACGAAGACCTGTTCATCGACAAAGTGGATGATCTCAACAGCCAGGATGCTCACGACAAGCTGGCCGGTACGGCGGCGCTGGCAACCGCACAGAGTTTTGGTGAAGCACGCACCGGGCTAGCCGATGCGATGGCCGCGAACAGGGTGGATCCAACCAGCGGTAAGTATCAGGACGCGATGGCAGAGATCGAAACAGACCAGGCGTTGAGTCAAACAGATACAACCAATCGGGTGCAATCGAGCCAGCAGGACAAGTATGTGGCCGGTCTCGTAGACGTGGCTTCAATCGGGCAGGGACAAAAGGCCGAGGCGTTGGCCGGGTATCGCAATCTGGCCAACATCAGCTTGCAGAAGGCCGCTGGCGATGCCCAGAGCGAGTTTGATGAGAAGCAGGCGGCACTCGGGCTGATTGGTGCTGCGGGAGGGACTGCTGCGGCCTATGGCATGGCACGGGCGAACCCTGGGGCATCCAAAGAGAAGATCAGTCCCATCGCCAGCGTGCTTCAGGGCAAAGGTTACTGAGGAGAGATGCCATGGGATACGCCGCTGATACGTTCGCCAGGATCACCCGGGAACAATACCAAGATTGGTTGAACCGGTTTTACCCGAAACAAAAGGAACTGATGGGGCTGGCGACCACTGGGCAGTTGCTGCAAGAGCAGTTGAATCGTGTGCCAACTAACAACGCTAACGCCTTGCGGGCTGCTCAGCAGGCGACTGCCAACCGTAATGCCCGCATGGGGATCAATACGGCGCAGCTGGTCGGCGATAACAGCCAGGGGTTACGGATGGCCTTGATGACCGTGGGGACTGAGCAGGGCCTGCGTGAACAGGAGAAAGAGCGGCAGATGGGCATCATGACCGGTGCTGACGCTGGGCTACGTGAGGCTATCAAAGTGGGTGGGGGGCGGTGATGGGATATGGCCTAATCGATATAGGTGCGCAGACGCGGCGGCAGGCATTGCAGGGACTGCAGGAGTCGGCACAACTGGATGATCAGCGCGAAGCACTGAACAAGCGCCTCAGGTCACAACAGAGGGGACAAACCATGACCAACATCGGTACTGGTGCCGCCGTGGGCACAATGGTGATGCCGGGGATAGGGACGGTGATTGGCGCCGGGCTTGGCGCATTGGCCAGCCTTTTCTAGGGGGCAAGATATGGCAGTGAGGGGGTTGGCAGAAGGTTTTCTGGCTGGTTTCAACATCATGGACCGGTATCAACGTGGCCAGAAAGAGGACGAACGCCTGGATAAGGCGATAGGTTTGCGGGATACCATGTGGCAAAACACGCTGAATCGTCAGCGCGAGGCTGATGAACGCTACTCCGACGAGAGATCTTATGCCAGAGAGCGAGATCGCAAACAGGAGGAACGTGAGGCTCACAGGGATGGGTTGTATGAAGAGCAGGCGCGAGCTTCCATTGCTAGAGGTGCCAGAGCCGATGCCAGAGCCGAAGATGAGTACGAGTGGCTTAAGGCACAGCGCGACAAACAAGCCTTTCAAGAGGAACACATGCCGATATTTCAGCAGGGTTGGCAGGATATTGCTGACGGGAAAAGGGTCAGCGATGCCTTCCTGGAGGCGGTGAGTGATCCGCGTGCGGGGCAATACAACCCGTCAAGGTATATCGGCGATGAGGGGAAGGAGCGACTTGCTGCTGGCAAGACCTTTGTGACCCAGGTCGGGGCACTGATGCGTGATGTCGAGAGCGGCAAGCTGGATTGGAACAGTGAAGAGGGGGTTAGGCGGATTAACAACCCGGAACTGCTCGGATCGGCCGGCATCCTTTATGAGGATGAAATCAAGACTGGGGTCGGTGACATCGACCCTAACACAGGCAAGCGCATCAAAGACAAGGCGCTGGGTTCCATCATGGTGACGCCAGATGGAGCTGGCGTGGTATTGGGGGTTAAGGTGACCTATGACGATGGTTCAACGGCACTGCGGCCGGTGACGGAGAACCGGACTGCCCGTGAGGATGATCAACCTAAGGTGCTCCCGATCAGTGACTGGATAGGGACCGGATATAAGCGGGCGGTCATCTCGAGGGAAATGATGACCAACACTGACAGCATTCGGACCAGCCTTGGGTTAGTGCCGGGTGCCGATTTGAAGGGGTACCGTCAGGCCGTGGTCAAAGTGCAAGTCGATACGGAAAAGGCCATTGGCCAGATCCGGCAAGACAGCATGCTGAGTCAGGAGGAGAAGGAGGTTGCCATCGCAGCAGAGCGTAAGGCAGCCAAACAGCAAACGCAGGGGTTACGTGATGTCTTCGGTGTGGAGACTCGCCAGTCAGCAGCCCCCGAACCTGACTCTCCAGACCGTTCGCGACTCAATCAGTGGGCGAGTGAGGAAAGCCTACGTCATGAGTTCTTACGGGAAGCTGCCTTGAGGGGGATGAAGATCTCCGACAATGTGGATCTGGGCCAGCTCGACCGTATCTATGGTGAATGGAAAACACTTCGCCAGGACAGCCAAACAGCCAATGCGCTTCGTGATGGCGATGTGTCTAAGACAGCCAAACACGATCCACGTGCTGCAGAGAAAGCTGCGTTGAAGGCGTTGATTAATCCGTTCAAATCAACCAAGGCTCTTAACAAATCTCCAGATAGCCTTGCTGCATATCAGGCTATGGCCAAATAAAAGCAGTTCAATGATCCGTTTCGCCAAGCCCTGATTGGTTCGCTGGTCGGGGCTTTTCTTGTTCCATTCTTGAGGACGCCATGGATAAGACCACCACCATGTTGCCAACAGCACAGCAGAGCGATTCACGCATGGATGAGTTCTGGGACAGCCTTGAATCAGGATTGGCTTCTCCCGTACCGCCGCGCAATTTGGATGTAGGGCTTATTGATGTGGCTCGCGCAACTGGGGCTGGAGGGTTGGAACTGATCGGCGGTATCGGCGAGTTGGCTCGCCAGGCGGGCAACTATGGTCGTTTGAATGCCGGTAAAGATCAGGGTGAGTACCTGCAAAATGTGCGGGCCAGCATGGCGAACAAGTTAGCCCCAGTGATGAACGCTGTGGCTGGTATTGGTGAGCTTGCTCAATCCGGCGCAGATAGCCTTAAGGCGGGAATGAGTGATGATGCCAAGGAAGCGCTAGGGCGTTCGTTGGTAAGTGAATCTCCTTCAGGCCGCACGGTATGGGGAGAGGGAGCAGGGGACATTGATGTTTGGGCGATGAAGATGGCCAATGGTATTGGCTCGCTTTTGCCGACGCTCGCCAGCGGCGGTATTACTGGTTTGGCTGCCAAGGCCACGGTTGGCAGGATGGTCACCACTTCCATGATGAAGCGTGGTGTCACCCAAGAGGTGGCTGAGTTGGTAGCATCCAAAACGGTCTCACGTTTGGCCACCGGGGCGGCAGTGACCACGGGGATGACCGGTTCGGTAGGCTCAGCGGGTACGAATGCCCGGGATGCGGTACTGGGGATGAGCTTTGATGAACTGAGTAACAGTACCACTTTCCGTGATGCCTTCCGACGAATCGACACAGATCAGCGGTCAGCACAATTCAGTGATAGCGAGAAATTGCAGATGGCGCGTGAAGAAACCGCCAATCTGGCTAGTCAGGCCACCATGGGAGATGCCAAGACCTGGGGGGCTGCAGCTGTAGGAACCCTGATGGGGGACACCATGCTCTTCAAGATGCTGGCCGGCAAGGCGGTTGGTGGAGGCATGCTCAGAAAAGTGGTCAAAGGGGCTGTCGGGGAGGGCGGCAGTGAGGCTATTGAAGAAGGTACCCAACAGCTCAGCGTGAATGAAGCCCTGAGTGACGTGACCGGTGCTGTCTTCGACCCTTATCAAGGGGTTGTCCCTGCGGCGCTCGAAGGTGGTTTGATTGGCGCTGGTGTTGGTGGCGCAACAGGTGGGATCGCGGGCCTGCGCAGTGATGATATTGCTGCCCAGGATGAGTTGGCATCTGAGGCTAACCAGCCAACGCCGGCACAGCCTGGCCCCAAAGGCGCCATGCCGGAACCGGCGGCAGAACCTGAGGTAAAACAATCTCCCTTGGGGCCCAGTCATAGCCAATTTGATGAGTTGCGCGATGTGCCTGCCTACCTCCGGCAAGATGATACCGCAGAACGCTTCAAGGGGATGGCTGAGAATAGTGAGGTGCAGGAGGCGCTCGCTGAGGCTACAGCCCCGACAGTAGATGAGTTGCTGGCTCAAGCAAAAAACCAACAGCCGGAAGGTGTCGCAGAACCTGTGCCAATGGGAGAGGAAGAGGTTCAGGCTCCTGTATCGCCTATAGCGGCGAGGATTGGTCCACTCAACTCACTTCGCGTTACTAAACGAGGTAAGCCATTCGCCAGTATGAAGGAGGCCCTGCTTGCTAGCCGAAAGGACATGGAGGTGCCGGTCCCCCTTAATGGCGGCGGCTTTGGCGTTGCCGAAATCGCCGAGGTTGAGCGAGTCAAAGCTGATCAGCCCAATGTCGCTCAGACACAGCAATTCACACCAGCAGTCGATACCGTTTACCGTGATGTCCTCCATTCCAATGAACAACTCGAGGTGGCCCATGACCAGCCTGTCCAGATATCTGCAATCGGCGGTGAACGACCAGGTGATCAGCTTGGCGCAGGCCAACCAGCTGCAGAGGGTGCTGGACCAGCCTCTACCGAGCTCGCCAGCCGAACTGGAAGCGGAGATCAAAGAAATCTCGCTCCTCCTGTACCTGTACCAACTGGACTGCAGCGTGATGACCAGACACTGACAACCCCGGCCACTGATGCCGGGGTTGCTGTTTCTGAGGTGACGAAACCTGAGCCAATCCCTGTGACGACGCCTTGGGCAGAAGCCATTGATAACCCTGATGGCACCATCACCTTGCAAGGAGAGTTGCCACTCATCAAACAGTGGGCCAGGAACAATGGTGTGAAGGTGATACCCGGCAAGGGCGGGCTGATCGTGGCCAAGCTATCAGCTGGCAAGGTGCGCCAATTCGCTGCTCGTGCTGAGGTGGCGCCAGCCCCTACTGAGGCGCAGAAAGAGGCCGGCAACTACAAGAAGGGCCACATTACGCTGCAGGGTCTCGACATCACGCTTGAAAACACCAAGGGCTCCACTCGTACAGGCACTGATCAGGACGGAAGAACGTGGCAATCGACCCTGGCACATGACTACGGCTATATCAAACGAACATCCGGCACTGATGGTGATCAAGTGGATGTGTTTATTGGTGATCAGCCTGATAGCGAGACCGTCTTTGTGGTGGATCAGATTGATCCCAGGTCCGGTGCGTTTGACGAGCACAAGGTGATGCTGGGCTTTGCCGACGAAGCCGCAGCACGTGCTGGTTACCTGGCCAGCTACGAGAACGGCTGGCAGGGGTTGGGCGCTATCAAGGCCATGACGCTCGACACATTCAAGCGGTGGCTCAATGACGGTGGTACTACCAAACCTGTTTCCGTGGGTAGAAGTGAGCGACAGAACAAGATAGCTGATTTTGGCGAGAAGATTGGTGGGGCGCGCAAAGATACTTGGTCAGCTTACCGTGACACCATCGAAGGAGCGACGACCGAGCAGATCAAGGCGTTGCCCTTATCCAAAGCATGGCCAGCGCCTGACTACGACAAGTTGCTTGAGGCTGGGGTCGATCGCGATGCGGTGGCCATTGCCAGGGCTGCACGCGATGCCATCCCCGCTAAACCTCGAGTTAGCTACAAGGTTCGCAACTGGGCACAGGCAGTGGAGTTGCTGCGCGACCTGTCCCTGGGTCTGATGGATGGCGCTGTTGATATCGATACGGCGAAACAAGAGATGTCAAACGCCAACTTGCGCAGTGCCCATGCTATTCAAAACAGAGCAGAGCTGTACCAGGCTGTCGGTCACCGACGCAGCCTGGCGGATCTCGAGCTCAGCGTCGGCAGCTACAGCCTTTACGATGGTGTGAAATACGATCCGCCCAAGCGGATTTGGACCATTCGTAGAGCCTCCCGGTCGAACGTCTTTTGCGGCTGGCCACGCACTATTGCATCTGGATCAAACAAGGCAGAGGTGATTGCTGAGTTCAAACGTCAATACGATCAGTTGACACAAGAGGTGAGTAAGCCAAGAGCCATCTCGTTCGACATTTATAGTCGGCATGGCCAAGGCTGGATAGTAGGTAAAAAAATCGGCCGCAATCACCTGGATCTGACAGAGGCATTTGAGCGTGCTAATGACGCCAGGAAATATCGGGATGACCACTATGACGAGCTGATCAGCAAGCTGGAAAAGGCTAAGAAGATCCCGCATGAACGCCGAGATATCAATCAACCTCGAGTAGGCGAGGACATGCGCGGTGGGGCGAATGTTACGCCAGCACTATTTGGCCAGGCTTTCGGTTTTCGCGGGGTGGAGTTTGGTAACTGGGTCGAGCAGCGTCGCCGTCAACGAGACCTAAATGATGCTTACGATGCGTTGATGGACATGGCTGCGGTACTGGGCATTTCTCCCAAGGCCTTGTCACTCAATGGTGAACTGGGCTTGGCCTTTGGTGCCAGAGGCTCAGGCGGAGTTAGCCCAGCTGCAGCGCATTATGAACCCGGCAAAGTGGTGATCAATCTGACCAAGATGAAGGGTGCCGGCTCATTGGGTCACGAGTGGTGGCACGCTTTGGATAGCTACTTTGCCAGGATGAGAGAGGAACCGAGCGGGATGATGACTGAGGCTCGAGATGTCTCGCTGGCTGCCAGAGAAAGCTCGTTTATCCATCGTGGCGCGGTGCGTCGAGAGATGATCGAGGCATTCGGTATCGTCAACCGAGTCATCAAACAAACCGCTCTCAAAGAACGTTCACGCAAACTGGATGACAAGCGCAGCAAGGCTTATTGGACGACTGACCGAGAGTTGAGTGCTCGAGCGTTTGAATCCTATCTGATAGCCAAGCTGCAAGACCAGGGGGCCAGCAATGATTACCTGGCCAACATTGTCAGTGAAGCCGCCTGGGATGCTGAGGCCTCCTTGGGAATTCGTCTGGATAGGAGTTATCCCTATCCTACGGCGGGGGAAATTCCGGCAATCCGTTCCGGTTTCGACCAGTTCTTCAACACGATTGAAGAGCGAGAAGAAGGGGAACGTCGCATCCTGTTTTCCAAGCAAGCCATTGCGGAAGGCGTGAAACCTGTTCAGCACCTGACCAGCAAAGAGGCTGACTTGGTTATCCGTGAGTGGTTCAAGCGGTACCAAGGGGCTCGGGGTATCAATGTTCAGATCCACGCCACTCAGGATGATCTGGAGCTGGTAGTGGGGCTTGATACTCAACCAGGTTTGCTCCGGCGTGCGGTATTTGATGGTGATACAGCGACGCTGCATGTGGCTGCTGATACGGTTGCCAATCCCAAGCGTCTACGTGAGATCTTGCGCCATGAGGTAATAGCCCATTATGGGCTAGCCAATGTGCTTGGCGGTGGAGAGTACACCAAACTAATCAGTCGAGTGATCCAGTCCAAGGCTGAGCCCAGTATGAAGGACGTATGGGATTGGGTGAGCTCCAATTACGCCGATGAAGATGTCGGCGTACAGGCCGTAGAGATCATCGCTCATTTGGCCGAGCTGGAACAAAGTGCCTGGCGCCGTGGCTGGGACAAAGTAGTAAGCTGGGTCACCCAGGCTTTGCGTGCCGTGGGGTTTGTGCCGGAAGGTATCAAAGCTGCTGAAGTCCGCACCATGATCGAGGCGTTGGGTAAAAAATTGGAGGGGGAGGGCAGGGTCTTATCGAGCGGCCGTGATAGTCAGTGGTTTAGCCAGTCCAATATGGCTACTGACGTGGCACTGGAGAAACTCAGCCTAGGCCCCCACTCCGACATCATCGATACAACCAAAGCCAACCTTGCCAAGCTGCGTTCAGTCGATCGCGGAATGCTCTCGTCATGGCTCAATCGTTTCATCAAGAAAGCCAACACCGAAGTGCTAGATGCGCTTGCCCCCATCAAGTATGCAGAAGATGTAGCAGGCATTAGTGACGCTACTGAGTCTGGGTACATCGCAGCTCGGATGGCAACCGGGGCGGCTTCCACGATGCAAGCAACCATGCTTTATGGTTTGCCGGAGTGGAAGGATGGAGTGATCCAGCGAAAAGCAGGTACCGACGAAAAAGATGCCCTATTGGGCATTTTTTCTGACCTTGGGAATGACCTGCATAACTGGTTGGGGTGGATGGCCGGACACCGGGCTGAAATGCTGATGGAGCAGGGGCGCGAGAATTTGTTGAGCAAGCAGGATATCAGTGTACTGAAAGCCCTTGGTAAGGGCAAAGAAGCCATGTTTACGCATGCCAAGGCGCGTTGGAACCGGCTTAATGCCGCCACACTGGATTTGGCTCAAGAGGCTGGACTCTTTACTCCGGAAGCGCGTGCCGAGTTCGAAAGCGAGTGGTATATCCCGTTTTTCCGTGAGTCGGAGGATGGTGATGTGCTAGCTCCCTTCAAGGTGAAAGGGATTGCCAACCAGAATGCTGGCATCAAGAAACTCAAAGGGGGCAAGGCCAACACTCACGACTTGCTCGAGAACATTTTCGCTGGTACCAGCAAGCTAATTGATGCTTCGATGAAAAACATGGCGGCACAAAAGACAGTCTGGAATCTGGCTGACTCCGGCATCATCGAAGTCGTGCCCACACCGAACAGAATGGATTGGCGGAAGCTCAAGAATGGTAAGGGTCTGATCACCGTCAAGCTGGAGGGAGAGGATTACATGATCCGAGTGAATGACCCCGACCTCTATCGGGCAATGACCTTCTTCGACCGTCAGCCGTTCGGGACCATGGTTAACATGGCAGCCAAGGCCAAACGACTGCTAACAGCCGGGGTGACTGCATCACCGGAGTTCATGTTGCGCAACTTCTTGCGTGATTCAGTATCGAGCTGGGCGATCAGCAAAGACGGTTTCAAGCCATTAATCGACTCAATCAAGGGAGTGAATAAAACCTTGACCACGAAGGGAAGCACACTGGATGTGATGTTCAGTGGTGCCAGCTTTCTGGGCGGCTATGTCAACGGCACTGAGCCGGGAGCAATGGCCGATGCTGTTCGTAAATCGTTGCGTCGTAAAGGGATGACTCCGGAGCAGATCACCAAATATGAAAGGTCGATTGTCCACAATGCCGTCCAAGCAAAAGGGATTGTGGCTGATGTGTGGGACCATTATCGACGGTGGGGAGAGGCGTTGGAAAATGCCAATCGAGAGGCGGTTTATGAGGCAGCGCTTAAGGCTGGCAAGAGTCATGCCCAAGCTGCTTTTGAGTCAAAGGACTTGATGGACTTCTCTATGCTAGGCGCATCGCGGGCCATGCAGGTGATGGTGCAGGTGCTGCCATTCTTCAATGCCAGGGCACAAGGGCTTGGCAAGTTAGCCCGCGAGCTGCGCGACAACCCACGCGAGATAGCGAAGCGAGCAGGGATGATCACTGCAGCGAGCTTGGCGCTGTTAACGTGGAACTGGGACGATGAGCGCTATGAAGCGCTACCAGACTGGGATAAAGATGCCAACTGGCACTTCTGGTTTGGTGAGCAGCATTGGCGGATCCCCAAGCCGTTTGAGATCGGCGTGTTATTTGGCACGATCCCCGAGCGTATGGCTCGCGCTATGGGAGACAAAGATACCGGAGCTCAGTTTGGGAAGGCAGTAACACGCGCCATTGGCGATACTTTCGCCCTCAATCCCATCCCCCAAATCGTCAAACCGATGGTGGAGGCCGCATTCAACTACGACAGTTTCCGTTGGGGACCCATTGAGAATCAGCAGGACCTAGCTGTCCAGGCAGAGGCCCGCTACAACGAGCAGACCAGTTTGCTGATGCGTGAGTTGGGAGAGCTCACCGGGTTCTCGCCCAAGCAGTTGGAGCACTTGGTGATCGGCTATACAGGCACCATGGGCAGCTATGTGATGGCTGCCGCAGACGGACTAATCCGTGTCACTCGGCCTGGTGAGTCAGCAAGCTGGAGGGCTGACGAGATCCCGTTGGTGAAAGCGGTGTACCGAGGGACTGGCCCAGCCAAGTCTACGCAACACATGGAAGAGTTTTACCGGATGCTGAATGAGGTGAACCAACTCAAGAGAACAGTGGATCAGTACCGCCGCGAAGGGTTGATCGACAGAGCGAAGGAGTTACTGGAGGAACAGGGCGGCATCTTGAAGGCGCGTCAAAGCTTGAGTCGTACCCAGCAACTGGTAAGGGCGCTACGGAACAAGGTCGAGCTGACCCAGCGAGATAAGACCTTAAATGCGGAGGAGAAACGCATACGAATTGATGATTTGCTGACCCGCAGGAATGAGCTGGTTTATTGGGTGGTAAATAAGAATAGATTGTTGTGGGAGGAATGATATATTTGATTCTCAAATGACAACAATGATTGTTTGGAGAGGTAATGGATCACGTAAATCATTGGAATCAACTATTTCATATGTACAAAAATTGCAGCCGTATTGGAATGTTGAAGCGTAACGGACACAAGAGATGGTATTGGATAGGGATTTCTTCATACGTAGCCATTTCGGTATTAGTATTTTTATGGACAAAGGACAGTTCATATAATTTAGTTCTTACCATCGTAACAGAGTTTGCGGTAGCTTTTTTAGTAGGATATATGCTTTCATGGAGAATTGGTCGATACGCCAAGGAATGTTCATCACTATCAGTTTCGGAGAGAGAGCTATATGCTCGCTATCGTATGTTCCGAATGGACTTCAAATCAAACAGAGAGCTATCCAGCATTTCGATAGATAATCTATTGGCATGGAATGAAGCTAGGTTCAAGAAGCTTGATATATCAAGTCTTTTTCACAATCCAATTTTTATATTGATTTTGTCAGCAATCATGTCAACAATTGTCTCTATGGAGTTAGTGAAAAATAACAGCGGTTTTGTATTGGTTCTCATTGTGTATTTCATTATGGGGATTATCCCATTGCTCTGGTTACTACAAGATTATTTGTATTCAGAGAAAAAGAAATATTTTAATATTTGTAAATTCTTAAAGTGGATAGAACTAGATAATAATATCATGGATAGCACTAACGGCAATTACGGCCCTAGATTTGCTATTTGTGATGGGCGTAAAATAAAACCTTTCTCTAGAAGGAGAAGGGTATGTGGATCCTGCTTGCGATAG